ACTCTGGCTCTACGCTCTAAACCTACTGCCGTTGAAATTGCTGCCATAGTTTTTTTTATTTTTAATTAATTGATTAATTCATATTTGTAACCTAATTCTGTATTCGATAATTTTACATTTGTAAGATTATTTGTTACCTCCACACCTTCCCAAACTTTGTAATCCTGGTAAAATCTAACATTATGATTAAGCCTAGCCATGCTGACAAAACTAGCATCCTGATTATTATTTGGTTCATAAGGTTCGATATTTTGAACATTTGAGGACATAACTAAACCCGGTACAAAATCCAATGTCACATAAAAATTACTTTGCAAAATTGCCTTAATCTGAAAAGTGATTTTGTCCCTCAAATTCGTGCTTAGCAAGTCCCCTCTTTTTGTTGAGGTTTGTTTTGCAACCGCCCAAGTGTCTACGGTAAATGTGGCGTTTTCTTGTGATCCGTGTTGATTTATTGATTCTGGATTTAAGCTTTCAAACCTTACATTAATGACTAATATTTCGCTCTTATCAATTGGAACCATTCGATCAACGAAAACATTAATCGGAAAAGTATCTTCTTGTAATACTTTTTGATTTTCTAGTTCGGTCTTTAAAATAGCAGCAATTTGATGCTTTATTAACTCAGTTCCCGAAGGTCCAATAATAGTGTTAATCAGTGCCATAATCTCCTAAAATACAAGTTATCATTCCTAAAGTTTCGTCTGGAAAGTTTTCGGTAATAACGTAATTTCTTAAATTACCTGTTGAATCTTTTACATTAACTAAGTGATTCAACAAATTAACCTCATTGTTATTATCCCGAGGGTCATAATTTTTACTTAACAAATCGGCTTCATCTAAACAAACATGAGCATTTTTACTATTAACTGGCAAACCATCAGAATCAAAATTTATATGGTGCTTAGAAGCTAGACCATCAGTTTCGATAGTTAAGCCGCTAACTGGATGAATTAAAGTGATTTTTTCACTAAACCCGCCCTTCATAATTTTTTTGGCGTCCCTTCTGGCTTTTGTTAATAGATTTCCGCTCATTGTTTATTTCTTATCTGGTTTAGGTTTTTTCTGATCCTTTGGCTCTTTTTTTACCTCTTCAACAAAACCTCCTTTAAGGCTTTCTGTGACGTTTACAAATTTTGATTCATTTACAATTTCGCCCTTTACGGCAATTTTGTTATTTGCCAAAAGATGCTTAAAAGTTTTAATTTTGTACTGTTTCATTTTTCTTTTTATTAAGGCGGTTTTTACGCCGCCGTTAAATTATAACTTCGCTTTTACTAAGCGAGTACCTGAGCTGTATAGATTCTATCTATTGTTATTGGCATTGCCAATGGAGCAGATGTGATTTCAAGAGTTGAACTCATCGTTTTAGAATCTGAATAAGCTCGCAAAAGAAACTCAGCTTCCGTGATAGAAGGCATTGATGCGTTCTCGCCACCTATTTGGCGATCTACCATATTTGGTAGTCCTCCAAAAACAGTTTTTGCCATAAAATCATCTGGTATAAATACCGCTTTGTTAGCATCTAGGTAATACGCTGTGGTGTCATCTGCCTTTGTGTACTTCTGGTTATAAGTCCAAAGATTGATATTAAAATCACCGGCAGCTACTTGACCATGAAAAGCAAAACCAGTAACGTTGTTAAATTCTGGAGATTGTACATCAGCACGGTTAATACGTCTGTTATCAGCTTCGGCTTTAAAAACTGGATTAGTTAATAAAGCGGCTAGTCCTTCTCCACGCATTACCATGTTAAGCGTTGTTGAAGAACTTGCTCCAACGTCTCTTAAAAAAGTACCTGCGTTTTTTAGACTAGCTAAAGGGTCAGCAGTAGGATTGGTGAAGTATTGACTAGATCCTAGGTCAACCATTGAAGCTGCCTTTCTCTTATAATCAATTGAATCACCATTGATTAGCTCCACGATTCCTGTTTGCATTACATCCGCTTGCTGCTTTCTAATTGATCTTTCAATTTTAGATCGCATTTTACGAATATTTTTAAGCGCATTTTGAGCGATAATTGCGTTAACATTTGAATTTTCCAATCCAACCCCTAAAGCAATAGTACTCATGTAAACTTCATCTCTTTGAAAATCATATTCCTCACGAAAATATGGAGGTTGAAATTTCTTTTCAGTAACAATGCTGAATTTATTTTTATTCCCTTCCGTAAATCTTCGAACGTCTACGGCTATGCTATCGTTATCCCGTTGAACCTCTAAATCTACTTCCAAAGTCATTGCTGTTTCTCTAGGAAAGAATCCTGAAAATCCTGCTAAAACTGGTTTATCTTCAACAAAAGTTCCGACTACCTTACTGGCAATCGTTTTTGTGTGATTCTGAATTGTGATCGCCATTAGTTGTCTATTTTAGTTTGTTCTTGGACTGCGAATATCACAAATCCTAAATCGTTTAATACGTCTCTTAAAGCCTTGTTTCCTACAACGGTATCAAGCGTTACACTTGTTGGTAGTTGTAAAAGAGTACCGTCAATATCCCCACTGATAGCGTAATCAATAGCAGCGGTCGCACCTGAAGCTAAAGTTTTATCATTCATGAAAGTAATACCTATCACGTCGGCTAAATTACTTGCGGTTGCTAATTCAACTTGACCAGCCGTACCGGTGTCTCTAACAACCAACTGACCTGTTGTGGCGTTTTGAGACGCCGCTGGGTCTAAGTTGTTAACTAAAACTCCCTTGGCAAATCTAGCGCCATATAGGAATAAATTTTGTCGTACGAAATCAACCGTTGATTGGTTGTTGGTTGCATTTCTTTGTGTTGCGTTTATGCTCATAATTTATTTGAGTTTAAAGTTAAATGCTGAGTTTAGTTCCTTTTGTTCATCGGAAAGTCCAGCATCAAGAGTTGATTCTCCCGTTTGAAAATCCTTTATGGATTCATCTTGCATTTGCTCAACTGTTTTAATTTTGCTAGATTTAACTAGCAATTTTTCCCTTTGTGAGCTTGAAATTTCCAAACCGCTTTCGATTCCTTCCATTACCGCTTTTGAGTCGGTTTCATTGTGAGCCAACCAGCTTTGGACTCTCTCTGATTCAGAAGTTACACCCATTTTAAGAACTTCGCTAAAAAGCTCTGGATGCGTTTGTTTAAGTTCCTGTGTTGTCATTGTGATGTTTGAATTAAAATTAATATTGGTATTTGTAATGTTAGTATTTGTTATTATTTTTTGAAATAAATCTTCCATTGTTGATTTACCATCTAGGTAAATACCTGTGTCGTCTTTCGCAAATATAGCATCTCCGTTGAGTTTATCGCTTGTTAACTTTGGTCTGTTTGCCTGTAATGTAGAAATAAACCTTTCATTAACTGGATCTAAAAGCTCATTGACTAAAAGAGTGTAATTATCATTATTTAAAGCCTCCTCAATTGGCTTATTTTTTAAAACCGATTTTGTAGCGTATAATCTAATGTATTTAACGCCGTCCTTTTCGCTGTTTGCTGCTCGTCCCTCGGTTTGTAGCATCGTGCCTAAACTTCCAACCATTGACATATCACTTTGATAATAAATACCATCAGCGGCGCTGGCAATACCATAAGCGGCGCTGGCTAGTGTTCCTCCTTTAGAGATTAAAACATAAACGGGTTTGCCCATCGCCTTCACCTCTTTAATGGTATCAACCATTATTTCAACCGCAGCTGTAGATCCTCCACCAGAATCCATGTCAAAAATAAATCCCTTAACACGGTTATCTTTTGCCATAGATAAAACGTTTTTTGAAACGTCTAACATTCCTAAAGTCGAAGCACCTCCGCCCATTAAAATAGGTCCGTTTATTTTTACAAGTCCAACACCGTTAAATTCGTCTTGGTTTTCTAATTCATAAGTCCGCCTAATTAACCGATCTTCACTATTAAATACAATGTCAAAAGAATCATTTTTAATATCTTTAAGAGTGTCGAATTTGATTCCGTTCTTTACATCGCTTAAAACTGAAAGCATGGCTGGTAATGTAAAGGAATCAACGCAAAATGGCGTCAATCCGTAAATCTCTTTAGCTAGTTGAAAATTCATATTACAATATTAACGATTTTTTGTTTATTATAAGTTTTTTTATAATTATATTTTTTTTACGGTTATTTTGAGGCATTAGAATCGAATCAATTTATAAGTAAGTCCTAAGCCCAAATAAGGCGCAAATCCATTTTGACTATAAGTCATTCCTACAGATGGGCCAATTACAAATTGATAGTTTTTCATCTTCATATCAGTTTGTGCTTTGCGAGCCTTAAGCCTGTAATTAAGAGCCATAGATTGTACTTCGCCCTGCACTCCCCCAGTTACGGTGGCAGTAAAATAACTATCCTCAAAGGTTTTGGAATAGTCTTGTATGCTAATAGCGTCTAAGAATAGTTTATAACGGTCAAATTCAGATTTTAGATCTTTATAGTCTTGGGCTAACTTAATATTAACTTTGTTTTCGGTGTAGATAATAGAATCTTTGTAGACTATAGAATCTTTCCTTTTAATTGGAAATTGCAAAACGTTATAGTCTAGCTTAAAAACGCCTTCTTTCTCAGGCACTTCAACAGTTATAGTTTTTATCTTATTTGGCTCTGAGCATTGTTTTATATTTAGAACAAGCAATATGACGATAATGATACTAAGAATTATTGTTTTATCTATTTTCATCTGTTTATTTTTTACATATCAAACTGATAAACTTTTGGATTGTACGGTAAATCGCACACGTCTAGGTGTACCCAGATGATCTGTTTATTGCGCAACTTCCTAATTAATCTTATAGGATGCGGAAGTAGGTCGGCTCTTTCTTGAAGCCACTTGCGATGCTCTTCAGCGGTTTGCCCATTAACATCATAGTCTATTCCCATAGCAAGAACATGACCGCTTAACCAAGGATCGTTCTCTCTGGCTCTCTTTTGAACCATTGGCGTAGATGTATCTCTTAGCCCTCTTTCATCCAGATTACCACCGTGCATCCAGTTGTTAATCGTAATACCTGAATCTACATTTATTCTTATCCAAAGCAAGTTTTCAAGCAATCGAAGATCAAATCGCGCTAGGAAAAAATAATCGCTCCTATCCTTAAATTTGTCATAAACCCCAGGACTTACTAGTTCCCGAATATCAAAATAAACTAGTATCTGGTCATATGTTTCTTTAGTCGTGTTAGAAGTAACCTCAGATGCTTGTACGGTTGTCTTTTCAGATTTTGACGAGCATTGTATGCTAGTGTGTAGAAAGAATAGAGCAATTAAAAATATAAGTATTACAGATGTTTTTTTCATAAGTGATTAAGTGAATATTTTTTAAGTTGTTTCTTTAAATTGTACTTATTAAAAATAATATAATTGGAAGCACAATAGTAGCAAAAAAGTCTAGACCTTCACCGTTTTTAGTTTTTACCTTAACACCGTTAACTACTTCTGTTCTAAAAAACTGATCATAAATCTCTTTAGAAAATCCAGCTATTAAGGCCAAGATAAGACCAATAGCAGGAGAAAAAAAGTATGCCCCTGCAATATAAATAAGCGTACCTACAATTAAGTGCTTTAATTTATCTTTTTTCCAAATATAACTTTTAAATAATTTTTTGATTTTCATAATTTTTTTGTTTATTTATTATTCATATATTAAATTCTATAAATGTACCTCCGTTACTTTCTATAAAATTAATCATAGATTGTTTTTTTGCAAAAGTTTTAATCGGCATTGAGGTACTGAATACTTGACCTTCTGCTATTTTTCCATAACGAAAATCTGTATTTTCATCATTTTTAGCCACGTAGTAAGACTTTGTTATGTCTGTATGATTGTTCATAATTTATTCTTTTCCGCCATCCGTAAATGACCAATTTCTACCTGCTGCATCTGCTAATGAATTTCTAGCAACCTCACCAGCATCATTGTATTTAGAGTTACCTCCATGAAAAGGTACGTTAGTATTATTATTTCCAGCTGCCATGTCTACTAATAATTGTGAATATCTTTCGGTGTTAATTGTAGAATCTAGTAAAAAATTAGTACCATCTGTAAGATTTGGTAAGGTCATTCCTACGGGTAAATCGGTAAAGCTATTACCTCTAAGCATGTTATCCGCAACCTGTAAATTAGGTAAATTCATTTGAGGGGGAAGCGAAGTAAGACTATTAAAAAGTAAAGCATTAGTTCCAATAACTGCTGCTTCAAAAGTTAAAGAATCAGGTAAAATTAAATTCTCGCAATTTCTAAAAATTGCAAAGATATTAGTTGCTTGATTCAAGTATTCATTATTAATTGGCAAGCTAATTAAATTACCACAACCTTGAAATAAATTCTCTCTAGTATCGCTAAATATTCCCCATTGATTTATTTTAATTAGTTTATCTTTGTCTCCTGAATTATCAAATCTAATTCCTGTAAATCCATTAGTTTCTTTTGCATTGACCTCAAGTGTATAAGTTCCTGCACCATTTGCAAATGTTATTGTTGATTCATCTGATAGGTTATTAAAGGTTTGAACTATTATATTGTTTTGCTTAGCGACCACGTCATAGTCTCCTTGTCCTCCAGTAAACTGGAATTGATCGCTATTAGAAGTTTCAGACTCATCAGTTTTTACTTCGATGATAAAAGCGTTGTTAAATACACCACTTATAAACCTGTGCTTATGTAAACTAAACCCAAATCCAAAACTCATAATTCTGTAGCTTTTGAACAAAGAATATTGC